GCCGGCCGGCACGGTGAAGCTGCCATTGGTAGTGAAGCGGGTGATGCCCTTGATGGCTCCGGCCGTTCGCAATGCCACAAGCAGTTGGTTGTAGGTGGTCTTGCTCGGTGTGATGCCGGCCGCCGCGAGGATGTTGAGCAGCTCCTGCTGCAAGCCGTTAAAGAACGACGCGCGCATCAGCGTCGCCGCCTGGCCAAGGGCCGGATTCCCTTCGGTCCAGAAGCCAGCTGTTCCAACTGCCTCCGGAGTGGGCATAACCGCGACTGCGGTCGGATCGTCGATCGCGAACATTGAGAAGCTCCTTATGTGTACGAGAAGATGAGAACGGTGTGCGCGGGCATCACCTCGCGAAGCTGGCACTCCAGCACCGCGTTGTTCCAGTAGGCGAGCGGCTCGCCGGCCTGTGACACGCCGACCTGCGCGCGCACAACGGTGTGCAGCGCGGCATTGATCTGCCAAGCGTGGGCCCAGTCGGGCCCGTTGAGCGGATTGCCCGCACACGAGATGCCGACGCGGGCAGGCGCGTACTCGGTGATCGTGATGGCATAGCCCAGCGCTTGCGCATAGGCGATGAAGTACGGCACCGACTGACCACCCAGCGCCTTGAACCTGGCCACGACATGCGCACGTCGCGCGGCGATCGTGGGCGACGCGCCAGCGCATGGATCAGGCAACCCAAGGGTTTTCTCCCACTCGGGCAGCAGCTCGATGGTCGACGCAGGGAAAGCATCGACGATCAGCTGGTTCGAACGCGCGTTCTGCCGCTCGTAGGTTGGTGCGAGCGCGGACAGCGTCTTCGTGATCACTGCCTCGGCGTCGCGTGGCCACACGCGCCCGCGAGGCAGCAGCGCCTGTAGCGCCGCCAGATAGTCTGCGGCGCTGTATTGCGGTGCACTCATGGGCTACGGGTAGGTGATGGTGCCCAGCACAGGCAACTGCCCGAGCGTGGTCGTGATGTTTCCGCTCGGCGACGTGATGACGAAGCCTTGCACGCCCGAGATCGCGGCAATGGCGGACTCGATCAACGACAGCGCCACGGTCCCGCCCAGCGGCGAGCCATAGAGGAAGAAGACACCTTGAATCGCGGCCGCGATGAGTGCGCGCGTCGCAAGGCTCGCGCCCGTGAGGCCGGTGATGGTGAAGTTGATCGGCGCCGCGACCGGGGCCACGGAATACACCAACGCCGTCGCCGGCCGCAGCGGAAAGATCGCGTTCGCCACGATGAGTTGGTCGCCAGTGGCCGCGGCGGCGCGAGGTTCGCCGGTCGCTACGCCATTCGTCCCTTGGGGGAAGCCACCGTAGGCCGCTTCCGTCTGGTCGAACATCGTGTAAACCACCACGGTGCCGGCGCCGAAGCCGTTCGGGTTGCACCATGCCCGCGTCACGCCTGGCACCGCCAGCGCCCATTGCACGTAGTCAGTGACAGCGCCACCTTGCGGCGGGTTGCGATACGCAGCGAGCATCCGACTGCGCAGGCTATCGTCGAGCTCGAGGTCTGCGCCGCCGGTAAAGGCCGTGGACACCACGCCGTTCGACTGAACGCTGGAAATCGCAGTGCCCAGCGTGAGCACCACGCCGACAGCCGCATTCCCGATCGCACCAGTGAGCCCGGCAGGATCGGGCGTCGCAGTCGCGGGCACGGCCACGGTACCGCCGCCTCCGATGGTCCCCACCGCGGTCGTGCTGTAGGTGACGCCATCGCCTCGCACGAGCTGCACACCGGAATTGACGACGGTGCCAGGAGCGCCCGTGAATGTGACGCTGCCGCTGGCCTGTGCGGCGGGCTTCCGAGTCACGCCCTTCAGGCCTGCCCACGCCTCGAGGAACTCATCTTCGGCGGTATAGGGCACCGCCATCTTGGCGATCCAGTCGAGGTAGCCGTAATGCAGGTGCGCGAGGTTCGCCTGCACCTTGCCAGTGATGCCGAGGTTCGAGAACCGCAGCAGCGCATCCGCGCCCAGCAGTTCGGACGCGATGTCACTGGAGACCTGGCCCTGCAGGTCGCTCAATAGCGGACGGGAATATGGCATCAGTTGATTCCTTGCCAGACGGACGCGAAGTTCATCGCGACTACGGAGCCGTCCCGGCGGTTGGCGACCACCTGTGCGCCGAGGCGACCGGTGGCAATCCATGTGGTGTCGATGTCGAAGCGCGCGACCACGCCGTCGTCGATGAGCCACTGCAGGGCTTCGGCGATGTAGTCCTTCGCGCGCGCGGCAACTTCGGAGGTCTGCTTCTCGCGGGACAGGATCCAGAGCCGCGAGCCGATCGGGTAGCGCTCGCCGGCATCGCCCCACCAGCCGCGAGGGTCAGAGGTGCCGTCCGGGATCTCGTCGTCGGCATTGGCCACGCGATCGGTGAAGAGGCTGATCAGCACAGCGCTGACCAGGTCGTCGCCCTTCTTCAGATCGGCGCCATCCATCACCCAATCGCCGCGGCCGAGCTCGGGCACCCAGAATGTGGTTGTGTCGCTCATCTACATGCTCTGGTTCGGGATTGCTGTCGGACCACCCGCAACGTTGTTTTCGTTGTGCGTGTGCGAGTTGTAGGTCTGCCTCATGTGGGCGACCGTCACCGTGTTGGTGTTGCAGTTGTCGAGCAGATCGCCTGTCGTTCGAAGCAGCGGCGTGTCGGCAGTGATCTGCGGTGTGTTCTTGATCTCGATTGGCTTGCCGCCGCCGTTGATCTCGATGCCGGTGCGCTTGATGTAGACCGATTGCCCCTGGTCGTCGTAGATCGCGACCTCGCCGGGCTGCAGGTTCTTCAGCCGATGGTTCTGGTCGTTCGTGGCGATGATCACGCCGTTGGAGCGGTCACCACCGACGAACACCACGACAGCGTGGCAACCAGGCAGCGGCATCGACGTGAAGCCGTATTCCGCCACACGCTTCGTGTTGTCGCGCGTCTCCAGCTGCCCGATCTGCACCTGCTGCGTCTGCACCATGCCGGCATCGTTGCCCGTCGTGATGCGGCCGCGGCCCACGACCAGCAGCATGCGCCGCCACAGCTTCTCAATGGCGTCGGAGGCACTCATCGGCGAATCTCATTTCCCCAGACGCTGCCACCCAGGTCGGCCGGGATGTCGGCATAGGTCGGCAACTGCATGATCGGCATCGGAAGGAAGGCCTCGGGCCGCATGATCGTGAGCTCGCACGTCGTGCCCTCGAAATCGCGCCGATACGAGACCTGCGAGATAAGCCAGTTCAGCGCCGCGCCCTCGTCGCCGCACTTCAGCGCTGGCAGCACCAGCGACACCAGCGTGTTGGGCGTCCAGAGTGTCCCCGCGCTGTCGCGCCAGCTATCCGCGACGAGGATGAGCTGCGCCGAGCGGCCGATGCGCCGATTGGCTTCCCACGTGGCGCGCTTCTGGGCGAAGTCCTGGCCGCCGGTCGGAGCCTCCGAAACGATGTAGCGGGCACGGTGCCGCAGCACTCCGGGATCGGTGGCCGTCGCGAGCAGATTGCCGCCCTCCCCGATGTCGCCGAGCACGTCCATGCTCTGCATGAAGCACCGGTACTCGGCGAAGCGCTGGTCGCCGCTGAAAGTCATCGTCGCGCTCTGTACGTTCTGTCCCTGCGTGAAGCCACTCGCGGCACTCACTTGCGCGGCCTGCGACAACAGCAGGTTGCCGTCCGGCTGGTCGTACGCGAGCAGCGCACCGTAGCGGCAAACGCGCTCGATGATCTCGAAGGCGGTCTCACCGATCATCAAGTTGAACTGCTCGACACGCACGCCCTTCTCGCCCGGCGCCGAAACCGTGATGCCGTAGGGCTGGGCGAGTTTCTGTGCGATGCCGAGTGCATCGGCGCCGCTGATCTGGCCGCCGGGCCACTCGGCCGAGCAGTCCACCAGGTCGGCGCACTTGCTGCGCCCAACCACCATGACGGTGTGCTGTGCAGCGCCGATGCCGTATGCCACGCGATCGACGTAGCCGGTGATCACCAGATCGGCGCCGAGCCGGACTTCGCAGGCATCGCCGGGCTGCACCACGAACGCAGTCGACTCGCCAGGGTAGCGCTCCGTCATCGAGATCTCGAAGTCGGAAGGGCACCGTTCGATGCCGCGCGTGACGCGCACCTGCGACCAGCCGCTCAACTGCCGGCCGCCCACCGACAGTGTCAGTTCGTCATCCATCGCGGGGCTACCTCGAAAGTGCCTGGAACGAAACCGGCATGAACGCCGGGTGCGGCGGGTCGGCCTGCACCACGAGTTCATCGGACCGACTGGAGTTTCGATAGAGACGCTGTGCGATCACGGGGGCCGGCACCACGTTCGGGCTGGAAACCGCCTCCAACTGAGCCAGATTCGCGCCTCGCTGCGTGAGGTCGCGCACTACCGCAGAGCGAAGAGCGCGCAGCGCGTTGAAGGTCTCATCGGCGCCGTCGTCGCCCGAGATCAGGATCTCGGCGTCCAGCAGCTCGCAGACGGTGTCGCGAAGGGTCAGAGCATCGTCGGCCGACCACGGCTGATAGTTGCGGGCGGCGCGGCAGAGCGAGACCAATGCAGCGCGGCGAAACAGCTTCCCGCACGCGTCCTGCATGGTGTCGCGCGCGGCCCCGCCGGTCGAGACCGAGGTCGGGTCCGAGGGATAGAAGGCGGCGAGGCTCTGCAGCACGCGGACCGAGTCCGCCGGGTCTGTCGTCGCCGCGCGCAAGGCTTCGGCCAGCGCTTTTGCCGCCGCGGCAAAGTCAGTGGCGCCGCTCATGTCGCGATCCCCGCAGCCGCAGACGTCAGCCCGGCCGCCGCTGTGGCCACGCCCTGGCGTGCAACGGTGCCGGTCGCCATCAGCTGGGTGATGGTCACCTGCGGCATCGCGAGCTGCGCCGTCACGTTCTGAAAGCCTCGGTTCCGGCCGCCGAAGTACCTGCTGTAGGACCCCGACAGCGAGCCGACCGTGTTGATCAGATTCGTGGCATCACCGGCAAGCGCTACTGCATTCGCTGACCATGCAGACGAGGTGCTCACTGCCATATCGACCACAGCCTGCCCCTGCGACAGCGACGAGCCGATGCTCGATGCGAAGTCAACGCTCAGCGCCGCATCAGCCGCATCGGCTGCTGAGTCGACAACCACACCCGTGGAGACGTCTGCACGCGGAAAGACGCGCTGGCCGGCCTCGATGAACGAGAACGAGACCTCGAACATACGCCCCTGATCCCAGCGCTCCTCCATCGCGGAGTCGAGCAGGCTGACATTCAGCGAGCCGAGCGTCGGGTGCACCAGCGTCTTCTGATCGCGCGACTCGCAGACGGCGATCAGCCGATCGCGCTGCTGGATGACGTTGCCGCCGCCATAGACCGCGTTCTCGACGATGAAGCCAGTCAGCGTGATCCGGCGCGCGGCGCGGCCCAGGTCTTCAACCCAGACTTCATCCTTGAACGGGTACTCGTGCACCGCATTGCGGCGGCCCACGCGGATCTGGCCGCCCCAGACCGCGAAAGGCACACCACCGAGCGAGGCCGGGCGCAGCTGGGCGCGCCAGTTCGACGCCAGCGGGTTGCCGGGGATGCCGGCGCCCGCATAGATGCTTGAGATCGTCCTCTCGGCGCCGAGCACGGCCTGAACCGATCCAGTAATGCTCATGCTTGATTCCTTACGGCGATGTCGACATGGAAGACGATACGCGCACCGGCACGTTGGTGCCATCGGTCCTGCGGGCAGTAGCCTGAACACCTTGCGGCAGCCCTATCAGCCTGATCTCGAGCTGCTGCTTCATGGACGAGGCCATGTCAGCGCGGCCCGAGGCCTCGGCGTCGGCATTCGCCGGCCGCTCGTACTGGCGCGAAATGATCGCGGCGGCGTCGCGCTCATTGGCCGCGCCCTGCAGCGCGTCGCCGGCCTTGCGCTCATTGCCCTGCGTGAGCTCGTAGTTCACGAAGCCGAGCTGCTCCTCGAGGCTGGCCTCTCGGATGTTCTTCCCAGACCAGCGTTTGAATGCACGCTGCCGGTCGTCATGCCACTGAGCGACACCGTAGGCGTTGCCGTTGTCGCCCACCGCCGCGGTGTTGAAGCCGCTCTCCTTCTTCAGGTTGGCGGCGATGCCGATCGCCTGCGCGTCGGACCAGCCTTTGCTCTTGAAGAAATCGACCACCGAGCGCGAACTGCCCGTCTGGTCGACATGCTTGCGGCCCTCCTCCGGATGCATCCAGTCATAGACCTTGCTGCCGATCGAGATACCGCGCTTTTCCAGTTGGTCATTGATCGCCGTGCCAATTCCCCATCCGGCCACGCCAGCGAAGCCAAGCGCACCCAGCGTTCCGATGCCCCGCAGCGACGCCATAAGGAGTCCGGCCGAAGCATTCGCCCCGCCCAAAGCCGTGCCCAGCAGCGCGAGGCCCTTCACCGCGACCGGCACAACGGTAACTGCGAGATTTGTCAGGCCGAGCCCGATATTCGTGATGCTGAGCAACAGCGGCCCGGCCATGATCCCTGCCACCGCAATCGCCGCAACCTTCCAGCCGCCGATCGCATCGACGAAGTTCCCGACGCTGGTGATGGCGCGACCGAGCCCGTCGAGCAGCTTGTTGAAGTCGATGTCCTTCACCCAGCGCGCGAAATCCGCCGCCCACTGCCCGACCTTGGCGCCGATGAGCTCCCGGTTCGCCGAGATCCACTTCGTCAGGTCCTCGATGAGAGGCTGAATTGCGGGGATCAGCGCGTCGCCGATCGTGTTGCGCAGGCCTTGGCCGGCGATGTTGAGGTAGTTCAGCGCGACGCCGAAGTTCTCGGCGCGCTTCACCTGGTCGGGCGACATTTCGGCGCCGAGCGCCTTCACCTTGCGCTGGTATTCAGCCATCGCGCGCGGGCCCTCGCGCAGGAGCGGCAGAACGGCCTCCAGACCGAACTGCCGTGCGATCAGCGCCTGCACCTGCGGGCTCTTCACGTTGGCGATCGCGTTCGACAGGTCGTTGAACGCGCGCGTGCTGTCCACTGCCCCGCTCGAGGTCCTGTGAATCTGGACGCCGAGCTTGTTGAGGACGGCAAGCGCCTGCTGGTTGCGCCCATAAAGGGCATCCTGCAGGGTGTCGCCGAGCGACTGGAGGCCGCCGGTGAGCGCCTCCGAGGAAACGCCCATCACCTGCGCAGCGCCGCGCAGCTGCTGCAGCTCGGAGGTGCCGACGCCGATCGTGCGCGACGTGCGCGAGACCTCGGAGCCGACCCTCGCCCACTCGTTCGCGAGCGCGGCTAGACCGATGATCGAGCCCCCGCCGACGATTGCGGTGATGGGAGCCGCGATCTTGCTCACCTGGACGGCGGCGACCTTTGCGTTGCGCGCGACATTCCCGAGCGACTTCGCCATCTTGTCGAGCCCAATCTCGCGGCCAAGCGCCTTCGTGGAGCGCGTGAGCTGGTTGACGGGGCGCGTGAGCTGGCTGATCGAGTTGTTGACCTTGCGGACCGTCGCGGTCGCACGGTCGACCGCGCTGATCGTGATCGCGAAATTGTTCATCGCGCCCTCCTCTTCTCCGAGATCCGCTGCGCCTGGTGAAGCCAGAACGCGATCTGCGGCCACGTCAGGGACCACGCCTCATGGGGTCCCCAACCGTAGAACTCGGTCACTTCAGCTAGTCGGTCTCGCCAGTCGGCTGGACGTCCAGCTTGAAGCTTTCCAAAAAATCGCCGGCCTCCTGCAGGTCCCGCTTGCCGAGATTCTCGATTGCCTTGCGCGGAACCTTGGCCACGAGGGAGATCAGGTTGATGACCACGCCCACATTCGTGGTGGCGTTGGCGGCCTTCTCGATCTCGCCCGCAGTGGGTTCGCGCAGGGTGAGCGACGTGTATTCCATATCGCCCACCTTGACGGGCTTGCGCAGAGGGATGGTCTTTTCTGTTTCGTCCATGGCTTATTGCTCCGAGACCGAAAGGCCTTCCCACTTGACTTCGATGGTCGCGTCTGCGGCCTTCGCGGTCTGGCTCTCGACGGTCCACATGTTGCGGCCGACGATGGTCTTGCCGTTCGCCAGCTCGGCGACGACGGTGACGTTGTCCATGGCGTTCAGGCTGGCAACGCTCAGGCCGCCGCTATCGCGCAGCGTCCCGGAGATGTGCCCCGCGATCGGCTTCTCGCTGAAGCCGTGGACGGTGTCCATGCCGGCGAGCGTCTCGCGCGAAACACTCGACGGGCTGTATTCGAAGTCGCCGGCCACCATGTAGCTGACGCCGTCGACCGACACGAAGGCGGTGCCGGCAAGGCGATTGGGAGTTGCAGACATTGGTCTTCCTTGAGGTCAGGCGCCCGCTTACTGCAGGCGGAACTGCGCGAGCAGCGCGAAGATGCGCAGCTGCGCGATGAGGGTGCCAGGCCAGAGCACATCCACCCGGTTCGGGTTCTGGGCGTTCTGCTGCACGATGAGGTTCTGGGCGAACAGGTCGCTTCGCTGCACGAGGCCCGCGTACTCCAGCTCCTGGTAGGCGGCGATCTGGTCGGCGCGGATCATGCTGGGCGTGACGATCGCCGAGCCCGCCGCGAAGCGCGTGCCGTCAGCCGCCAGCTTCATGCGCGGGAACTTGCTGGTCACCCGCGTGCGGAGGAACCGCAGGACAGCCATCAGCGTGAACATCGTCTCCACCTCGAGGTAGCTGTTGTCCGGCTGACCGAAGCTGTTCTTCTGGTAGGTGGTGATCGCGTTTTCGATCGCCACGGTGCCGTCGTCAGCCACGGTGAAGGTCGAGATGCCGTCGTACAGCAACGTATTGCGGTCGCCCACCAGGCCGAAGCGCGACTTCAGCGGCGGAGCGAGCACGCCCTGCAACGCCAGCGTCTGCAGCGGACGGGCCGGATCGGCGCGCACGCTGACTGCGGCTTGCGCGGCGAAGGCTGCAGCCCACAGCCAGTTCGGCGTCGGACTGTCGTAGAAGCCCATGATCGAGCCGTGCTGGTCGTTGCGGGTCACGCCGAAGGTGGTCAGCGCACCGAGAGTGCCTCGATAGGCCCCGAAGTAGTGCCCGTAAACCTGCGTCGCCCAGCTCCAACGGCCGGTCGAGTCGTTCAGGAGCGTCTTCAGCGCGTCCAGGCTGGTCGCGTCCGTGTAGGGGCAGACGATGAAGTCGAAGGGCTTGTCGACCAGGTTGTTCAGCGCCGTGGTCAGGCTCGGCGCCGTCGCGCCGCTGGCCATCGCGGTGATGGTGAACGTCATGCCGGTCGGCATGGCTTCTCCGCCGGCGGTGCCGAGGTAGTTCACCCGCAGGTCGATGTCGTTGCCGCACGGACCCTTGTTGACCGCGGTGAACGTGACCGTCGAGGTCGCCGCCGCCGCCGTGACCGGAAGGTTCGGCGTCGCAGTGACAGCCGCCGCGATCGCCGTCGCAATCTGCGCGGTGGTCTGGGTCGAGAGGACCGGGACCGAGATACGCACGCCAGCGATGTAGAGCGACAGCGTGCCGCTCACGGTCGGCGCAGCGGTCACTGCGAGGGTGCCAGTGGCGGCAACGGCGGCGGCGTCGTCGGCCAGCGGCAAGTACCAGACTTCGCCAAAGTTGTCGTTGTTACGGTACATCTGCGTCATCAGATGCAGCATCGAGCCGGGGCCGCCCACCGCCGCAGCGTCGGCGACGCCCTGGGAGATCACCGGCACGTTCGGGGTGCCGGTACCGGCGGAGGTGATCTGGCCGATGATGAGCGTGCGCTGGTTCAGCGTCGCGGTATTGGCCAGCGAGTTGTCCACCTCGGCATAGAAGAGTGGCACCCGCAGATTGGCCGGGATGTTCTTGAAGGGAAGCGTCATGGCGACTCCAGAAATGAGAAAGCCCGCTCAGGGCGGGCTCTCGGAGGGTTGCAGGTGGTTCAGTCGGCGCGCGACTGCGTGACATCCTCGACCGGCGCGGGCTCCGCTTGCGGGGGCGTGGCGCGCACCACATCCTCGTCGAGCAGACGTTTCTGCCAGTACGGCGTATCGGGCACGTCGCGCCCCTCTGCCGGCAGCAAGTCCAGGAAAACCGGGTCGCGGATCACGAGCCCCGGGGCGGCTTTCACGTACATGGAGAACTCCTATTGCGGAAGCTGGATGTCCAGCGCTCCCTCGTCGCGTCCATCCGGTCCGCTGGTGCGCGGCGCCGGCGTGACGGCATCGGGGAATGAGGGATTGGGATAGGTGCCGGTCGCGTCGAATGGCGCGGTGGTGTCGACGTGGATGCCCATGCTCTCCAACGGCGCAAACGTCGGGTCCGCTGGCGGCCACGGCGATTCCGGGTTCAGCACAGCCGTCGGGTCGAACGATTCGAAGATCTCGCAGTTCAGCGTCATCTTGAACCCCGCGAGCTGATGCTTGCCCTCGGCTGTGCACTGCACATCGGTCTGGATCGATGAGAACTGCTGGACCATTTGAACGATCCAGAAGCCCTTGAGGATCGCTTCCTCGACGCGATACGCGAGGTCCTCGATGCGGTCCTGCACCTCTTCCGCCGTCGTCGCGACCACCTGACCCTGCACCACGACCGAGACCGTGGTGTTGAACTCGGGCAAGCCGCGGTTGATGGAGGTCTTCTGTTCGGTTGGAGCGCTGACCAGCACGGCCGGCAGCTTCTCCTCCGGCGTCGGCCAGTCACCGGGCGAGACCAGAGTGATGCCCTGCACCTTCGCAGAGATCTCCGCGACGATGGCGAGGCGCAGCTGCCGGCGCGCCGACATGGGTTGAAGCAGTGCGGACATCAGGAGGCCTCATTCAGCAGCAGCTTGGCGGCACCGTGGCCGTCGACCTGCACTTCGCGGATGACGAAGGTCTTGCCGACACTCTGAACGATCAATTGATCACCCTGCTTGGGCAACACCGGGAACTCGCTGGTGCGGATGCCGAGCACAGGGCTCTCCGTCGTCACCGCCATACCCCCGGCGAGATCCACCTCGCGGTAGGCCTCGTCGAAGATGCCCGACCCTGCCTGCGGATCGCCCACAGCGGGAAGGTGCGTGACCGGCTGGCCGAAGACGCCCTGCAGCGGCCCCAACACCAGCGAATCCCAGTCGATCATCAGGCGCCCGCGCGGCCCGAGAGCAGCACTTCAGGACGAGTGCACAGGTAGAGCGGGTAGGCGTACGCCTCCATCTTCCACCACATGCGACGGTCCCGATCGACGATCGGCAACACGTAGACCGGGGCACCCGGCTGGTTGATGAACTCCGCCGACTCGCCGGGCGCCATCACTTCCTGGAAGATGCCCGGCGCATTGATCGGGAAGAACTTGACCTTGTCGTCAGCGATCTTCACGGTGCTGTTGTCGTCGGAACCGCGGTAGTTCACCCACGTGACGCCGTCGTAGTCGACCGAGTTGAAGGCATCGCCGAAGGAGTCGTCACGCAGCTGCTTCGCGCCTTCCCAGTTCAGGAAGGTGCGGATCACGTCCGGGTGGTTCGTGAAGCTGTCGTAGAACGAGTCGCCGCACAGCGCCACCACGGAGGTGCTCTGCGTGAACGCGCCCTGCGCCTTGCGCGCCATCGTGCGCTTGATGCCGTTGATGATCGGACGCAGGCTGTTGGCAGTGCCCGCCGCGAGGTTGAACGCCACCTCGGCCGCCTGCGTGATCTGGAACTCGTCGAACCAGTTGTAGAGGACCGAGCCATCCTTCGGATCGAGCACGAGGCCCTGCACGGCCGCGAGCCGCAGGTATTCCTTCGTGTACTCGACGTTGGCGAGCAGGCCGGTCGGGCCGGCCAGGCGGCGCGCCACCTCACGCTCCAGCTGCATCGGCACGGTCACGATCTGGCCGGTGGGGCCTTCCGGGAACTCGCGGATGTTCTGGATTTCGTAGGTGTGGATCGTGTCGTCGTGCATCAGGCGCGGCACGTCGAAGTAGCGCATCTTGCGCTTCTCGGTCGTGCGCTGCGTGCCCTCGGCGCCGCGCTGGCTGAAGCCGATCAGCTTCAGCGTGCCGGTGCGCTCTTCGACCGACACCGCCGTCGTGCGGATGGGATTCGGATCGAAGATGTTCAGCCGACCCAGGGCACCCGGTTGGTACGGGTTGCGTTGCACGCCCTGGGTCAGGGTCAGCGCGCTGAATGCGTCGCTGTTGAAGATGTCGATGATTTCGCCGGCCATGGCAGTTCCTTTCTTGGGAATGAAAAAGCCGCCCGGAGGCGGCCTTGGCGGGAGATGAAGAACCGCCTGGCGGCGGTCTCAAACTTGGTTGAGGGAATCAGCGGGCGATGATGCCCAGCGCCTTGAGACCGGCAACGCCGGCAGCGATGACCGCAGCGTTCGAGCCGGTCGGGAAGATCAGCTCGGACTGGTTGACTTCGCCGTGTCGCGCGAAGACGAGGCAGGCCTTGTCCACGCTGGTCGCATCCTTGGTCGCGAAGAGGATGCCGGCGACCGTCTGCGAGCCATCGACGTTAGCCGGGTCCCAGGCGCGGTACTTGCCCGAGCCGGCCGCCACCGTGATGACGAACTGATCGCCTTCCACGAAGTCGGTTGCGCCGTCGGCGATGGTGAAGGTGAGGCCGCCACCTGAGAAGGCGGTGCCCACGATGCCATGGCCGATCACCTTGCCCGAAGGATCTTCCACCTGGAATGTGCCCAGGTTGGTGTTGGCCTTCAGGAAGGTCACGATGTAGTTGCCGACCGTGGGCGCATAGCCGGTGGTGGTCACCGCGCTGCTCGTCGAGTTGCCGGTGTTCCCAGCGTTCGCGACGGACGCAGCGGTGGGCTTGCCGACTGCGCCGGTCACGGTGATGGTGAAGCCGTCGCCGGCCACCATCGCCGTGCCGCCGGTCGTCATCGTGAAGCCGATGCCCAGCGCGCTGAACGCGACGCCGTTGGTGCCGTTGGCAGTCGCGCCGTCCGGAGCCGTCACGGTGAACGCGGTCGCGCTCGTGTAGGCCAGCGCGTAGGCGCCGACCTGCGCAGGCGTCGATACCGGCGTGATGGTGCCGACCGTGCCGTTGCCGGTGTTGGTGCCCAGCGCGGCAGCCGACGCGGTGGTGCCGGCGAGGATCAGGCCCAGCAGCGTGCCGGCCAGTACCTTGGCGCCGGCCGCCAGCGTCCCGCTGTCGCGCGAGCGGTGACCGTTGGATTCGCTGACGATGAAGCCGCCATCGTGCAGGATCTCCTGCAGCGGGGTGTAAGTGGGGTTGCCCATGGTTCAGTTCCTTTGAGGCGATGGTTGAAGATCAGCGACGACCGGCTTTGGCCGCGCTCTGCAGGTGCTGGTCCCAGCGGGCCGCGGTGGCCTGCTGCGGCGTCGGCTTCTGGCCGCCATCGGCACCGACACGCGGATTGCGCGCAGCGCGGCTGGCATTGCCGCCTTGCGCGGATGCGGGCATGGCCTCCAAGAGGGCGAGCGCTTCGCCGCGCGTCATGCGCGTCTTGAACGCGAGATTGGCGGCCGCGACCGGATTGCGAGCGGCAGCTGGCGACGCGAAGATCGCGGCGCAGCGAGCCTGCTCACGCAGACGCGCCTGAGCTGCTGCGGACTTGCCGCGCATCTCTTCGTCCTTGTCATCGTCATCGTCGGATGCCTTGGCATCCTTCTTGTCATCGTCCTTCTCGTCGGGCTTGTCGTCCTCGGCCTTGGCGTCGTCGTCTTCGCCCTCGGCCGACTTGTCGTCGTCGTCGCCCTCCGCGGACTTGTCGTCCCGCTTGTCCTCGTCGTCATCGCCCTCGCCGCCTTCGGCCTTGGCGTCCTTCTTGTCCTTTTCGTCGTCGTCGGTCTCGGCCTTGGCCTTGCCTCGTCCGATGGCGCTCAGGTGTGCGAACGAGAGGGCGCTCGCCACCGCTTTCTGCAGACTCATGGTCAGCTCCTGTCTGTGGTAGTGGTTCAGCCCAGCTCGGCGAGCAGGACTCGGAAGGCCTCGTCGGGCGCCAGGACGGCGTCGGCGAGGCCCGCATCGACGCCAGCGGCGCCCATGTACGTTGCAGCCTGGGTGGCTCGGACCTTCGCTGTGGTCAGTCCGCGATTGCGCGCCACGGTGTCGACGAAGAGCTCGCCCAGGCTGTCGATGTCGGCTTGGAAGGAAGCAGCGGCCTCCTTCGAAAGCGGGTTGTAGGGGTTGCCGTCTGCCTTGCGGTCCCCGTACTTGAAGATCTGGATCTCGATGCCGGCGCCCTTGAGCGCCTTCGAGTACTCCACGTGCATCGTGATGACGCCGATCGAGCCGACTCCGCCGGTGCGCGGCAGCACGATTGAATCGCAGGCGCTGGCGATCGCGTAGCAGGCGCTGTAGGCCATGTCATCGCAGATCGCCGTGATCGGCTTATCGCCACGCACTTCATAGATCGCGTCCACCAGGTCGAAGCAGCCAGAGACCTCGCCGCCCGGTGAGTTGCAGTCCAGCACAACGGCGCGCGCGCTGTCATCGTTCAACGCGGACATCAGGTTGTGGCGGATCGCGTTGTATCCCAGCATTCCCGAAGATGGCCGCAGGCTCGCGCTCTTGTGCACCAGCGTGCCGCAGACCGGAATCACGGCGACGCCATTGACCACGTCGTACCCGCGCTCCTCTACGGGCTCTGCGAAGCCGTCGTCATCGTCGACGAACATCTGGGCGCCATCGGCCCCTTGGATCGTGACGGACGAGATGCCGAGGCGGCCGGCCAACGCCTTGGCGATCACCTTCCCCTTGGTCGGATGAATGGCCAGCGGCACTCCGAAGATGCGCGCGGCCGAGAACGGATAGGACTTCATGGTTGTTGTGCCTGCGACTCGCTGTCGTCTTTGAAGAAGTCGCCAGCCCCCTGGATGGCGGCCCATTTCGGTGGCGGCAGGCCGCGTTCCTCGTAGGCGCGCTGCTCGATTTGGCGCTGATCGGCGACCTCTTCCCAGTCGACGCCCTGCTCTGCCCCTTCGCTCTCCAGCGTGGCGAGCCCGGCTTCCATCCGCAGAACACTGCCGGCGGGCTCCTTGACCGGGTCGATCCACCCGCGTGCGGGGCCAAGCCAGCGGCAGCGCGCGTAGGCGGTCGCCGCTTCGACGAAGCTCGGCGCGCCGGCGGGCAGTGGCAGTTCGCCGTTCTCCATCGCCTCGCGCAGCCACAACGCGTAGATCGGCGTGGCGAAGTTGATCGTGAACTCCGAGCGGCGACGCATCAGCGTCTTCCAGCTTTCCATCAAAGCGGCGCGCGCGCTGCTGTAGTTGGTGCGCGACCAGTCCTGCGTGATCTGCTCGCGCGACAGGCCTGTGGCCGCCGAATAGAGGCCGAGCATCTCGTGCGCGAAGTCGGAAAAGCCCGAGTGCGGATGCTGGCTCGCGACCGAAACGATCTCTTCGCCGGGCGCGAGCGTGGGCACCTTGACGCCGTTGAAGTAGGCCGGACGCTCCTGCGCCCACTCCGAGCGCATCTGCTGGTAGGCGTTGAGCTCTTGAGCGGCCGCGTCGTCGGCACCGATGGCTTCCTGCACCAGCGCCGGGTCATAGGGGCTCGTGACATAGGTGCCGAAGGCGGCGGCGAGCGCTGCCTGCTGCAGCTCGATGCCGTAGTAACGCGCCAGCATGCGGGCGTGCGAAAGGATCGGCGTGAACGCACTCAGCCCGCGGTGCTGGCCGGCGCGATCGCGATCGAAGTCATGGATCACCCGCGTCCAGCCGTCTTCGTCATCCTCGAAGGGCACGCGCTCCCACGTGTTCGCCTCGACCGAGAGATACCAGTCGTTCTGCTGCGCTCGGCGGATGTGGGCCGCGATTCGTTCGCCGGTCTCCTCGTCGATCTCGATGCCGCCGCGCATGTTCTTGGTGTCGGGGCCCTGGAACGGGTTCGACAGACGGTCGGGGTCGATCAGTCGGATGCAGGTCGCGTAGTCCGCCGCACCGAAGCCAACCCGCTCCGGCATCCAGTACGCCAGCGCCAGGCCTTCTCCGTCGATCAGCTTGTGCCGCAGCGCGAGGCGAAATTGCTGCCCAATGGTCAGCGCGCGCTCGACATCGTTCCAACGGCCAAGACTCTCCGAGTAGCCGCGCCACAGCGCCTCGGCCGCCCGCTGGAATTCCATCGCCCACGTCGCGTCGAAGGCGCCGCGGAAGCGGGCTTTCAGCGCGCGGTAGTCCGGCGAGGCCGACAGGCGCAGGTGCGTGCCGACGACGTTGTCGAGGATGCGCGTGACGCCCCCGGTCGACCATCCATCGTTGCGCACCTGGTCGCGCGTGCGCGCAACGATCCGATCCCGATACGGATTGATTTCCGAGTCGGGCGAGCGGATCCAGGGCTGCCAGTTGCCCATCTCCTGCGAGGCGATGTTCGACGCCTCGTACGCAAACTGATAGCCGCCTGGAATGCCGATGACGGGCGCGGCCGAGCTGGCGCGCGCTCGCTGCGGCGACGGCATGCTCATCGGCTTGCCGCTCGCGTCCAAGATCCGAATGGGGTCGCTCATCTCAGAAGACCGGGCGCATTGGCGCGCGGCGGTTGACGCACACGCCCGTGAGGCGATCGATCTGCGACTGCACGGCAAGGATGGCCTGCGTCAGATCGGCGATGTTGGCTTGCGTGTAGGTGACTGTGCGGCCGCCGTCACCCTGCGTGTATGAGGCGACCTGAATCTTCCCGCCCGTGGTCAGGTCGAGGTAGGCCTGCTGCATCGCGGCCAGGCGCGCCCGCAGCGCGGACACGTCGATGCCTTCGAGGATGGATGTGCGGATCATGCTCAGGCGATCCGACGCAGGAGATCTGCCGGCTTCATCTTGGCCACGTGATTGGCGAGGTCGTGCCGGACGCCTTCCGCGACCAGCGCGCGCAGCGCCTCCATCGACACGGCAACGCGCACGTCGCCCTTCTCGATGGTCACTTCACCCTTGAACTCGTCATCGTGGTGGAACGTGACGTGTCCGACCTTGCGGGAAATCATCATGGCGATTCCTTCATGCGAGCCTGGAAATCAGGCTCTTCTTCGCCGGCGGGCGTGCCATCACCTGCTCCGCCGGCCCGTAGGGCTGGAGAACAGGCGCCGCCTCGGCTTCGTTGTTGTTCACCGCGATCGCGGGTCGGGCCGACGCGATTTCCGCGCGCCGGTTGAGTTGAAGGCCAAAGTGCAGGAGCCCGCACAGCGCCGCATATGCATACACCCGGCAGTCCGCTGCTTCGTTCGCCTTGCCGTTCGGTGTCTCCCAGATCCGGACCTTCCTGCGCCCGATCTCCTTCAGCGTCAGGCGATCGGCGGTCAACTGCTGGAAGTAGCCGATGTCCCGGTCAGCCGGGAAGTGCATGTAGCCCGGTGCCAGCTTGTCCGGCGACGGCGGCTCGAGCAGCAGCCGCGAGCGGATCGTGTCCCGCGCGGCGTTGCCGCCGATGACCACGGGCCGGAAACTGGCCTTTGTGCGCCGGTTCGGCTTCTTCGTCGGCCACACCGGGTTGCGCTGGCCATCGCGCTCCGATGCGCCCTTGATCGCCCAGATCCGCCGACCCAGCCGCGCCTTCGCGTAGCTGTAGACGGCCTGCGTGTGGTGACCACCCGAGTCGATACAGGCCGCCAGCACCTCGAACGTGCGGCCATCAGCACGGCGCCACAGCCTCTTCAGGTAGGCATCGAGCTGGGCCTGCACGTTCGGATCGTTGAACTCGCCGTCGATGACGTGATAGTCCAGCGACCAGCTCTCCTCGTCTCGGCCCCAGCCGACTACCTCGATCTCGATCCGGTAGTCCTGCACGTCGATGCCCGCGGTCACCGTGGCCACGCCATGCGGGACTTCGCCATCGAACACCTCGCGGCGCGCCAGCAGCGTGTCGACGACCAGCGCCTTGCTGGCCAGCGGCCGATGCGGCAGGCCCTGCTGCGTGTTCCACCACGACAGCTCGCGATCGGCATCGCCCTTCGCCTCGAGCCACTTGCGCGCCTGCTCGCTCGGCCGATCCTTCTGCGACGGCGAAAACAGCTTGCCGGCCTGGAAGCCCGCATGCGCGTTGTCCACCGGCCATTTGCCGCAGGTCGGGCACCGCGCGCGATAGACCGCGTACCGGCCCTCCTCCGCGTCTTCCCACCAGTCCCAGACCTGGGCCACGGCCTTCTCGCTGTCGCCCAGCTCCTTCCACAGCGCTGCGTACGCATCGAGTGGCACGTGGCGCGCGTCGCAGCAGTCGAATGGCCGGGTCTGGTGCCAGCGTGTGGTCGCCAACGCCTTCTGACGCTCGCCTTCCGACCAGGCGCTGCCGCAGGCCTCGCAGTAGATGCGCGCGGTCTTGGGGAGATGGTTGCCCTTCTCGTCCTTTTCCCACTGCACATGCTTGAAGAACAGCGGGAACATCCGATGACCGCAGTGCGGGCACGCGATGGTCGCGCGGCGCTGGTCGGAGGTCGCGTAGCTCGCAGAAATAGCGCACTCGTCCTCGATCGTCGGGCTACAGGCCCGCACCGACAGCGAGTTGAGAGCGAACGTCGCCATCCGCTCATCCACCAGCACCAGGGAGTCACCCTCCTTCGTGGGCCGGTACTTGTTGATTTCGTCGGCCAGCACCACCCGGATCGGGCGCCTGGCCAAGTTGTCGGGGCTTCCAGCGCCCACCAGGCCGGCAAAGCCGCCCGGGAACGGCTTGTAGGTCAGCGTCTCGTCGCCGCCGCCGACGCGCTCCAGCAGCACCGGCGTCGCCGCAACCATCGGCTGCAGACGCTCCTTCGAGAACTGCTCGGCCGACTCTGCCTTGGGCTGCAGGATCAGGATCGGGCACGGGTCCAGATGCGCGTGATACCCGAAGATGTTCAGCAGCAGCTCGGTCTTCAGCAGCTGGGTGGCGCACATCGCGGTGATCGTGCGCACACCCGGCTCGGTCACAGCCAACATCGGGCCGCGCGCGACCTCTACCGTGGACGTCTCCCACTGGCCAGATACCGCGCCGAAGCCCTTGGCAAGCTTCCGGTACCGGTCGGCCCATGCCGGCACCGACAGCCGCGGCGGGGTCGACCATCCTGCCGCAACCTCCCTCCTGAGAAGCGCAGCCTTAGCGGAACTGTCCGCTGGGCTCTCCCAGGGTGGCAAGTTGCTTGTGAACATAGTTCGTGAGGACCTCCGCCACGCGGTCGGCTTCTTCAATGCCCAGCTCGGCAGCGATCACCGCTCCGTACCGGGTCGGCCAGTTCAACCACGCGTCACGCGCGGCCCGGAACTCTGTGAAGAGCACCTCCTTGGCCAAGTCGATGCTGATGACCTCGCCGGCGCGCTGCCGGTACTCCAGCTCCTTCAACCGGCCCGCGAAGTCTTCCTTGTGCGCCACCGCGCGCTTGAGGCTGGCGGCCTCGGCACTTTGCACCACCGGCACGCCAGCGACGGCCTCGGGCTCGTCGACCGTGCGGACAACTTTCGCGGTGTCCGCAGTGTCCGCACGCGCGGCCTTCGCCGGCTTTTCCTTGCTGTCGACGCGCGGCTTTCGCCACCCGCTACCGACCTGCGCCGAGTCGAGTTTTCCCTCGGCATCCGCCACGAGCAGCCCGCGCGCCAGCGCACGCCGCACCTGCTTCTCGTCGCAACCTTCCAGCCGCGCGAACTCGCGGCGCGTCACTGCTTGGGCCATAGGTGCGGACATCCTCTGCGGACATTGTTTTGACCTCAGAGCGGGTCGAGAAACGCGGCGCGCAATGCCCGCGTGTCAGAAAAAGCGTTCCAAGGACCCGCCGGAAAGCTGGGCCGCGCGATCCGGACGCGCCCAGTCGGTGCACGCCCCCTTTGTCAAGTTGTCGGTTGACCAGAGGGGCTGCAGGTTGGACAGAGCCCAGCAGGCCCGCACCTGATCGGCATCATTCAGATCGAAGCTGCTCTGAGGCCTGATGTGATCGATGTGGATGTCGCCGCATGCGAACGCTTGCCACGACATACCAACGCTGAAGAGCGCTTCCAGATGGGTCCTCAGTTGGGAGATGGTGTACCCACAGGCTCGCTCCACGATGTTGCTGCCACCCTGCCTGTTCAAGGCATCGCGCATCAGATCATCGAGCTTTGGAAAGAGCTTGGCCTTCTTGCGCAGTTGCGTTCGAAGCCGTTGCTCAAGCGCGAACTCCGGATCTGTCTGATAGCGGGCCCGCCACCGCGCCGTGTGAGCGAGGCTATCCAGCCTGGCTCTATATCGGGCGACGTGTGCATCATGGCGGGGGATTGCTCGTTGCGCTGCTCTCCAAGCCTTCACATGCGCATCGATTTGCGATGCTCGGCGCTCGGCGGCAATGCGCAACCTCTCCGCCTTTCCCAGGTATTCAGCCGTGGTTTCTCCGCGTCGGCGTATATATTCAGCGCGCTGAGCCGGCGTACGTTTGACGCCAGACTTGTCCCATGTCGAGCGGCAGCATTCCTTGCACTTGCCCCGCGGCTTTCCGCCCTTGCCGAGATAGAACTCCGCGCAGGGCTTCGCCTGCAAGCAATGCTTGCATGTGATCACGATCCGGGCCGCCCCTACTTCGCCGTCGCGATCGCCCGGGCCAGCGATGCACCGAGCACGCGGTTGAAGTTGGATCGCACGAGCAGCTCGGCACGCTGCCTGTAGTCCAGATGCTGGGTCACTGGGTGCGCGTCCTCGAACTTGATCAGCAGCTTGATGCTGGCAGGCTTGCCGCCCTTGGCGGGTATGCGCTGCCACACGCCATCGATCTCCTGCCCACCCTTCCCCTTCACCTTGCCAACGAACACGTTGCCCTTGGCCTTGAGCTGGGCCAGCTTTGTCTTGGCCAAGTTGCCGTACTGGTTCAGCGGCGCATCGGCAGGCCGCAGCAGCGCACGGCTGTTCAGCTTGTTGCTGCCCCCGAACTCGTAGGGCTCGAGGTACGCTGCAGCGATGTCCTTCACGAACACCATCGCCTGCAGGTTGTCCTTGCGCGCAGCCTTGACGCCCACCGAGTTGACGGTGAACGGTGTCGGCCTGTCGAACACCGACTTCATGGCGTCCTGCTCGCCCGTCTGGACGATCTTGGCCAAGCCTGTGAGGGCCTGCGCCGTAGCGAAGGGCATCTGCCGATACGCGAGATCGTTGAGCGTGCGCTCGATGCCCTTCACGTCCCCCCGCACATTGATGTCGAACATCAGGCTGGCGGGTTGTCGATGAGGCGCAGCAGCACGGTCGGCTCGCGCTTCGGGTTGTACACAGTGACGCCGTCCAGAGTCGTGGAGATCACGGGGCGCACATAGCAGGCCAGGACAGAGCGGCCGTCCGGGATGGCGCCGCCGCTGATCTCGACCTGAATGGCCTTGCGCGCCGCAATGATCCGTTTGTCCTTGGTGACGATCTGCCCAACGTTGATCGATGGCGTGCCGAAGGTGAGATTGCCCTGATCGGCGGTGATGTTGCCGATCACCTGCAGGATCGTCTCGTTCGGATCGAGCAACGGTGTGCAGTCGATGGTGTAGAACAGATCCTCGAGGCCTGGCCAAGCAGTGGCGCCACGTCGAACTCGCGATCGGTCGCGCCCGCGGGCCAGGCGTCAACGAGGTACTGCGAGACGGCCATGCCCGCAGCTTGGGCGGCAATGGCGGCGATCGCGTCCTCGCGGTTCCCCTGGGCGATCTTCAGAGAGGCTTCGAGCGCCGGCCCGCGCTGCTCTTCAGGCAGATCGGGATCAGGCACCGGCATCGGCACGGCCGCCGCAGCGCTGAAGCGCTCTTTCATGAGCGCGCGGAATTGATCTTTGTCGAAGGCCATGGTTCGGTCCTCAGTGGTGGGTGATCTGCCCGGCTTTGCGGCCGCGCACGAGTTGCTTCACGCGCCAGGCCAGCCGGCGCAGCGGGTTGCGATGCCAGTAGGCGAGCGTCCCGAGTTCCTCGACGGTGCCGTCCTTGCGGATGACACGGCCTTCGACGCTGGTCATCTTGACCGGCTGCTTTGCTTGGAAAAGGCTCATGGATGGCGTCCTCGAGTGATGGGGCCGGACACGCCCCCGGCGTCCAAAAGGAGGGAAAGGAGCTTTGCCGGGGGCGGCCACGGGGCGGAGGGTTTGCCCACCCTGCCGCGGGGGCCAGCGCGGGTGCAGCAGAACCGCCGGGAGGGAATGGCGGCGCCGCGGTGTGACTGCGCTGGTTTCGGTTTTGCGCTGGGTCGGCTCGCGGCCCAATGCAAAACGCCCGCACGTGGCGGGCGCTCGGCAGCTCAGAGAGCGATCAGATCGAGGGGCACATGCGCCACTGGTCACGAACGCGCGGCCGCTCACGCTTGGCGAGGCCGAGCGCATAGGCGCAGGCCTGCACCAGCTCGACAGGGCGAGCCACGAGACGCAGGACCGGCTGCTTGAACTTCTTGACCGTCGCCTTCAGCCAGTCGCAGGCCACCTCGTAGGCGGCGACGCAAACCGTCTTGACGCGATCGATGGCAGTGCGTGCAAGCGTGCTGAGTGCGCACGCGGCTGCGGCCGCGATGCCCAGGAGGGCGATGTGGAAGCGGGAACGGCCAGTATTTGCCATGGGAAACCTCATGAATCGATAACAGCCGCGGCTACCGGCGGGGGCCCTTGCCATGACGGGAATCAGTGCCGGTTACGCGGTCCGGCGGCATGTCGCCCGAGTTAAGCCCGATGTATGCCGCAGGGGCCAGCCAACGCGCGCGCTCGGCGGTTGGATCACCTTGTTCCTGCTCGTTGCTCCGATCTGAGGCTGCCGTGGTGCTGAAGGCTACTTATGCGTTCGCAGGGCGCCATTCCCGCTGCTACCGGCTCCCCCGCATGGGTACATGCGCCGTAAGCCGCCTCTCACATGTCCGGCGGTCAGCCCGCCGGCGGTTCTTATTTGCCCGCCGGGCGCTTGTCCAGGCCCTTCTCGGCCAGCAACGCCTGGATGTCCTCGACGTGCAGGCAATCGACCATGCAGGCGCCGGTCACAGTGTTCTGCACCGGTGCGATCTGACCATTGCAGTAGTCGTTGCCGGCGACAGCGCTGTGCAGAACGCCGACAGCAGCGACCTTGCCGTCCCAGCCGAGTTGGACGACGACATCGCCATTCTTGGCCTCGCGGCCGTTGCGGTAGTGCATTTGAAGCTCCTTCAGAAATGAAGAAGCCGCCTCAGTGGGCGGCTTCAGGAAGAAAAACGGGGCGATGGTGCAAGCGAGTGCCACTCAAGGCTTCCGCCGGATCTACCTTGCACAGCGATCCAGCCCTATGACTTCATCCCGTGCTCTTGGCCTACTTGCTCAGCACCGGCCACACGGTCAGCCCCTCCGGGGGTGTAACTCTGAGGGGCTTCGCGCGTGCCCACCGCGCAGGAGTTTCCCCGTTTCCACTGTTCGCCATTGCTGGCAGGCCCGGGCTTACAAAATGTCGAGAGGCACCTTTCCCATCGAGGGCGAACGCGCTGTGTTCCAAGCGTGACGGGCGATGTAGGCTGGTGCCGTTGTACGAGGGGCGACAACTTCAGCAAGTTGGTCCGATCTCGATGGGGCGGCGATTGTATGGAAGAGTTGCAAGTCGTCAAGCCGTGTCACCGCGCCGCGGAACCGATGCTGCCGCGCGCCTGGTTCACGCTCTCTTCCACCTCGCGCAGGATCCGGCGTCCCTGCCACCCGTGCGGGATCGGCGCGTCGCCCGAGCCCTTGCACTCACCGCATGCGCGGCTGGAATGGCGCTTCGTGCCCGGCATCACCTCCCATTTCCCGCCGGCGCATATCGGGCACCGATGGTCAAGCCACCACGAGATGATCGCGGCCGCTTTCGTGTGCGGGCTCTCGAAGTCCTCGAGCCATGCGTACTCGGCGACGAGCATGCGCACCTCGGGAAGCGTCTTCAGCTTCTGGAACAGCATGCCGAGCTCATGGATGTACCAGCGATGCGCAGTCGCCTGGGCCGCGGCGTGCGCGCGCTTCATCTTCTCGGCCTCGGACAGCACCAACGGCATGCGTCCGGCCAGGATGCGCACCGCCAGCTCGTTCACGCGATCGCGCGACACAGGCCTGGGCTTCTCACAGCCGTCCCACTCGCTCTGCAGGCGCAGCAGCGCGATGCCCAGTTTCGCGCGGCTCCATCCGGCGGCAATGATCACGCCAGCAGCCCGGACGCCCGCGGCCTGCACATCCATCGTCAGGTCGCTGGTGTTGGTCGCGCTGGCGTAGCGCTCGTCGATGGTCGGACGCGTGTTTTCGGTCATTCAGGTTGGTCTCGGTAGAAGTCGATGGCGACGATGGGCATGAGCCATGGTTCGCCGGTTTCGTTGTCGACGATGAGGGCAGCGCCGAGCGCTGGCGCGGCCGCGGTGTGCGGCGGGTCCTCGCGCTCGACGGTCCGGTCGTCGACGCTCATGGCGCCTGCCTTTCCTCGTCGGGGCGCGTGAGGATGCTTTCCAGCATCTCGGCACGCATCGGCGGTTTCAGGTGCGGCCACAGGTGGCGTTGGGCGTGGGGCGTGCGCAGGAAACTGAGCATTGCCTCGTGCACCTCGCGCATCTCGTCGTCACTGCAGTGCTCATAGTCGAGAGAGCACGGCACAGGCACAATGCCGCCGCGCGGGCCCGGGGCCCAGTCGCACCAGCCGGCCCCAACCTTGAGCCAGTCCCGCATGCCCTTGAGGTGCACCCAGCGCTCCTGCCGGTCGAAGAGCGTCTGCTCGAAGCGCATGTGCATGCGGTGATAGGGGCCGCTGCGGGTGGTCATGTTCATGAACCCGAAGACCTCGCCGGGCTCTGAGCGCAGCAGCCGATTCACCCATCGGCGCCAGCGGCTGTGATGCTGTTCGTTCAGGCCACGGATGGCATCAAGCAGCACGTGTCGCACGACGCGGCGATCGGGCTCCGCCATGCCGGCGAGCGACATCTGCTTCGCCACCAGAATGGGACTGTGCTTGGCCGACTTCACAGGAGCGCCCCCTGCGCGTGCTCACGCCGGCGCACTTCCTCCGTGCGAGCCTTCGCGAACTTGCCGATACGGCACATGGCCTGCGCGGAGGTGGTGATGGCGCTGCGGTGCGGCTCCTGCCGGGCTTTGCAGATGCCGAATCCCATGCGGCCGAGCTCGCCCTCGGGGCTCCAGTGCTTGCAGGTGCCGCAGTTCATTGCTCGCAGCCTTTCCCGATGGCGCCCTTGTCACCAGCGGCAGTGAATTTCTTCCAATGGACGAAGCCCTGCGGGCAGAGGAAACCCCACTGGCGCACGCGCGGGCCCGTGATGAACAGCGTCCAGCATGGGACTGGCTCGCCTTCCCTCGTACAGGCGCGGAACAGCTCTACCCGGTGGGCAGCTGCTCCCCAACGGAACTTGAAGTCGCCTGCCTCGCGGTCGGAGTAAACCACCTGGTCGAGGGAGCCCCAGAGGTCGGAGGCAGCGAGGCGGTGCCATTCCCGGTACCGGCCACGCAGCAGCAGCGACACATTGAACAACCACGGATGCGTGTGCAGAGCGCGGTCGTCATCGCTGCGCAGGAACTGATGCAGGTAGACGTTGAAGACCGGATTGCGCGGCAGTAGCCACCAGCGGCGCAGATATGGTCGCTCCTGGCCGCCGATGACGAAGTCGGGCCCGCGCCGGATCGCACGCTCGATGAGCCTATCGACGAACTTCATGCAGTCACCTCGTGCGGCAGCGGGCGCAGCATCTCGTCCTTGGCATCGTCGCCAGGGTCGCGGATCGGGCGCAACAACCGCCCCGGCCAATAGCAGCTCTGCTCTCGGACCCCGGGATCGATGTGAAAAGGCGACCCAAGGGATGTGACGTTGTAGAAGCGCCCCCAGAACCGGAACTCAGGTTCCGGTACCGAAACCTCCTCTCCGACTTCCACCAACAAGCCGTTATCCGTCGGCGCGCCGAACGTGACCGCGAGATCTCCTGGCTTGTAGTTCATGCGGCCTCCGTCAGCAGGTCGCCCTGCGCGTCGTCGACGGCGATCGCCTCGATATGCAGCACCACGCGCGCGCCATGCTCATCAGGCGGCATGCGGTCTTTCGTCTGGTGCCAGATCCATTTGTCGTCGGTAAAGACGATGCCCTGCAGGGCGTCGCTGAGTACCTTCTCGGCGTTTCCAAGGTCGATGCACTGCACGCCGTCATCCCAGCGCACGCCGAGCTTTCGCTGACGTGTGCGCCAGTCCAATGGCCGATGTGGAAAGAGCTGCAGCGTCACTCGCACCCGACCATCGATCGGCGTGCGCACGCCGGCAGCGATTGCCAGCTTGCCGACCTGTTCCTTGTACTCGCGCGCCTCGGGCGTCACATAGGTCATCGCCATGTACTTTCCCGTCGCCTTCGACTTGATCACTCGCGTGGCCCAATAGCGATTCGCCGAGATCGGGTATGGCAGGGTCAGCGTAATCATGCGCGACCTCCGAGCGTCGCCACGGCGATGAGGCCGTGCTGGATGCCGTGCCAGACCTCGGCATCAGAGAGCGGCATTTCACCGAGTTCGGGCGGCCGCACGGGCGCGAGAGCGAGGTGGCCGCGCGGCGTGGCCAGCGCTCGGTTGCGGGTGGCGAAGGCAAGCATTGCGCTCTTGCGCAGCATCACGCGAGAGACTGGGCGATTCATGCAGTGATCTCCAGGTTATTGAGGGGTTGGCCGCGCAGCTCCTTGCGGGCTTCCGCGACGAATGGCGTGGGGCGGGTTTCGTCTACGACGGCGTTCCCGCCGAGAAGGCATTCCTTGATCCGGGCGCCGAGGAAGACCTCGATGCGACGCCCCCAGTCGCCGAGGTTCTCGCGCGGCTGCGGTTCGAGCCGTTGGCGCCAGCCCGAATGCACGACGGCAGGCAGCAGCCGCTTCCAGGCATCGATGAGGGCGAGCTCCTGCGCCTTCGGATCGACGCAGGTATCGGGTGCGGTCATCACGCGGCGCGCGGTTCTGACCGCTTGCGTCACGCACTCCCAGTCGACGAGCACGCGAGTGATCTGGCCCCACTGGCTGGGGTTCTCGCGGTAGTGGTAGCCGCACTCGCCATCGACGGTGCCGGGCATGGGGCACCCCTCGCTTCGGCACGGATAGCGAAGGCGCTGCGGCCCCGTATCCGGCACCTGCGTGTGGTCGGCGTTCGCGTCGAACGCTGTGCGACGAGATTCGGTCTTACGCATGGTATTTGCCCTCATGGACCTTGGCCCAGTTCGTTGGATTGACGAGCCAGGCAAGCTCGAAGTCGAATGGCTTGCGGTCACCGCGCGTCTGCGTCTGCCCCATCAGGAACGGCGAATTTCGGCAGTAGGTGAAGAGCCTGCGGAAGTACTCGACGCCGTCGGTCTGGCTGACCCAGCGCTTCTTCGCCGCCGTCGCCCGCCAGCGGGCCCGGAGGTGATCGGCGCGCGTGCCATCCCACATCTCGGGGTTGTGCTGCGGCAGGTCGGGCATGACCTCGCCCCACACGGCCAGGATCTGCTGATGCGGGCAGTCCGGCACCTTCAGCGCCGTGCCTTCGTTCCCCGATTGCTCGCCGAGCAGGTCGGGCGTCGGGTCTTCGTCGGACGACGAGGACAAACCACCCGCAGGGTGGTTGAGATCCTGCTCTTGCTCTTGCTCTTGTTCCTGCTCCTGCTCCTGCTCCTGCTCCTGCTCTTGGCTTCGAAGGGGCTTCGGAGGGGCATCATCGAACGCCGGCCTTTCAACTGAACTTGCGCGCTTCCGTGTGAGATGGAAAGCCGGCGCGTAGCGGTCGAAGAAAGCCTCGAGGAACGGGTTCGAAGGAAGCGACTCGTAGTCTTTCTGGATGCCCTTGCAGCGCTTGTCTCCATTCGAGAGAGACTCGGCGATCTGCCATGCGGCCATCTCATGCACGAAGACCATTTCCGAGTCTTCGTCGTAGCTGCAGAAGCCAACTTCGATGCAGGCGCGAAGCCCCTTGGAAGCCCCTTCTATGCCTAGCCCAGTTTCGTGGGCCATGTACATGATCGGCTGGTAGTAGAGGCCGAGCATGTTGGAGTGCGGCGACGAGACCAGATAGGCGCCAACGATCAGGGCTTCGGAGCCCCTTCGGCGAAGGGCCTTCCCGGTTTCGCCTGTCCAGAAAGTCGGGGCCAGCTTGGCGTACTCACGCATCCTTGACCCCTTTCAGCGTATTGCAGGAGGTGCAGAGAATCCGCAAGTTGGATCGCTCCGACGTGCCGCCGCGCGCTGCAGCGTCTGGGCCATCGCGATGCGAGACAGCCCATAGGTCCGGATGATTTCGCTCATTTGTTGCCTCAACTGGATGTCTTGTTGCCACTTCCGCTCGAGGTTGCGGCGCACCTCTCGCTCGGCTTCCGTGTAGATCAGGTCGATGCGCACCGCGTGCTCCTGCAGGAATCGCTGGATGCGGTGGATCGCCTGGATGAAGTCCTTGAACTTGTGGCCGATGCCCAGGAAGACGGCCCAGTGGCAGTGCCGCTGGAAGTTCGGGCCGGCGCCGAGCATCACGGGCTTGGCCGCCAGTTCGGGAATCTCGCCATCAGCAAAGCCGACGATGGCCGCCTCTCGCGTGCCCATGTCCTGCGCGCCGTAGACCGAGACGATGCCCGGTACCGCACGCTCGATGGCGTCGCGCTCGGCTTCGAGGTCGTGCCAGATCAGCCGGTGGGCATCCGGATCCTCGGCGCGGATTTCCAGCAGCTTGGCGATGCGGGCCGGCAGGCTCTCGCGCTTCTCGCGCGCCGCGTCGACGACGCCGATCGCCTGGTGCTTGAACATCAGGCCTTGGCCACGGTCGTCGGTACCAGCCTCGCTGTGGTCGGACGGGATCTCGTGCCAGTGCACCCGCAGCTCCGGGAGGACGTACCCCTCGTCGGAGAAGCTCGGATCCAGATCGGACGGCAGTTGCACGAACAGCGCCCAGCTCGCGACCCACATCCAGAACTCGCGTTCCTTGTGCGGGTGGATGGTCAGCTGGTCGGCCTTCTCACTGTTGCGCTTGAAGAAGCGGGTCTTCGCCTGCCCGACATCCATGATGCCAAGATAGGCCGAGTAGGCCAGCAGCTCGATGTAGTCGTTTGGGCTGGGCGTCGCGGTCGCAGCGAAGCGGTACGGCACCTCGCGGCGGCGCACGCGGTCGTGCATCTGGCGGCGATCATCACCGGCGAACAGCGCCATGAACTCGCGGAAGGTCTTGCTGCCCCCGAAAGCGCGCAGGCAGTCAGCCTCGTCCAGGCTGGCCACGGTGAAGTGCTCGGGATCGAGCTTTCCCTCGCGCACCGTCTCGTAGTTCGTCAGGTAGATGCCGTTCGGGTCATCGCACTCCTCGATGGAACGCACGAACTTCAGGCGCGGCATGCGATCGGCCCGCCCGGCCTGCCAGGCGCGCAGCTGGGCCCGCTGCTCGTCGGTGAACTTCGGATCGTCGCCCGTGGACAACTTGCGCGCGTCGCGCATGAACTCCTGCAGGACGCCCAGCGGGATGACGATGAGCCCCATGCCGCCGGCGTGCTGGCGCACGATGCGCACGATCTCGATCTGGTCGAAGGTCTTGCCGAGGCCGAAGCGTTTGAAGATGGCGCGGCGCCCGCCGGCGACCGCCCAGCACACGGTCGCGATCTGGAACGGCTTCAGCAGCGGGTTGACCTCCGACGCGTCGATGTCGAAGCCGTGCGACTGCGCGAGCTGGACCTTGGCCTTCAGGAAGTCGCCGTAGTCCATTAGATGCCCCCGCGGCGAATCGAGTCGCTCCGATCGCGGCTGCGCTGCCCTTCCTCTGCGTTCTCGATGGGCGGGCTGAAGCGGTTCTGCCGCAACTCGCTCACGCGCACGTCGGCCTTCTTGCTCAGGCCGTGGATGACGGAGCGATCGACGCCCTGCTTTCGCGCGCGCTCGACCTTGGCGGTGCTGGCGGCGCGCAGGTTTGCCGCAGTCTGGAGGGGTCGCGACACGCTGGGCTCGCCGGTGCGCCAGTGGAAGGCGGAAAGGGGTGCGGCGGGTTTGTGGTGCTTCATGCGCCCGCCCTCGCCTGAAAGGTCTCCATCAGCACGCGGACCTTGAGCTCGGCCTCGGCCGCCCTCTTCTCCGCGGCCTCGGCGCGCCGCTCGGCCTCGGTCTTGATCTCCACCAGCGTGCAGCCAAGCTGGAAAGCTCGCCACTCCGGATAGATGCGGTTGTTCACCGCGTAGCAGAACTTGGCCTCGTCCTCGGCCTGCAGCGTGGCGATGCCCTTCTTGATCTTGGAGAACGTGCCGGCGTCGATGCCCACGAACTCGTAGATGCTCTTGTCGTCCAGGCCGGACGAGTCGCAAGCAAGGGTGAAAGCCGCGCCCGCGTTGGGCTTCTTGCGGATCAGCTCCAACGGCACCTCGTTGGGCGCCGGTTGGCGAAAAAGGTCCAGTTCCCTCTGTAGCTCAGCCTGGCTCAAATCTTTTGATTTCACTTGACTATCCCCTTCGGACCCAAAAAAAGGACCATCGGTCCCCATGAACAAAACGGTCTGGAATTCACGTGGCGCGATCGGCGTCCTCCTGCTCTTTCCGATCCAGGCGATCACGCCAGTCGGCCGCCATGCCGAAGCTCTCCATGGCCCGGAAGAAGCCAAGCGCGCAGCACATGGCCATGCCGGCCCATCCGTACTCACGGATGCGCACGAGGTACACGGCGCCATAGACGCTGATGAGGAACAGGACTGCCGCAAGCACGGCTTCGAGACGTTGGAACTGGTCGCGCATGGCCGAGGTCAGCCTTTCGCGCAGATGCGGAGTGCGACGTGCGATCGAACCGGCGGCATGTCAGGCAGCCTTGGCTGTCTGTTCTTCCCTCGGTTGCGCGTAGATGTCCTCGAAGGTCAGCTTGTGACCCTTCGTCTCGGCGAACGCGATCAGACGATTCGCCAGACCCGGACGCAGCGTCTGGCCAGCTTCGAGATTTGCGACGTTTCCCTGGCTGCAGCCGAGGCCATCGGCCAGCTCTTTTTGCGTCACGCCGAGGCGTTCACGGATGGGCTTGAGGTTGTGGTGCATGCCCCATTGGAACAGCGGCGCTGATATTAGTCAACAGCGGCGCTGATCAGAGCCATGTCTAACCCCACTTTCCCCCCTACCAGCGCGTCTGATAATTCGACGGACATGGTCGATTTCATCCGTCAAAAGAAAGCGATCGTCACGGACGAACACCGCAAGGAGGCCGAGTTCCTGCGGAAGATCTGGCGCGAGCGCAAGCCGAAGATGTCGCAGGAGCACTTCGGCATGTCTCACGGCATTGGCGGTCAGTCAGCGGTGAGCAACTTTCTGAACGGCGTCTCGGCGCTGAGCCTGAAAGCCGCACAGGGTTTTGCCGAGGGGCTCAAATGCGAAATCGCCGAATTCAGCCCGCGGCTGGCGGCACAGGTCGAGGCCTACTCGAAGAACCGGACCAACCGCGAGGCGGAAGCCATTGGCATGGCGGTGTTGGAGCAGCAGCAGGTCTCGACACCTCACGTCGGCCAGCCGAGGGGCTCCAAAATGTTGGCCGCCCTCCAGCTCCTCGTGGAAGCCTATGAAGGCGCCGACGAACTCACAGCGGCACAAGCAAAACCTTTGTTTGCAATGCTCTTCGCTGGAGCAGATCGCGGGAAGCTGGCCCCTGGAACTATTGCGCAGCGCTTGGCTGAATTGCTCGCATCTTCGAGCGACGAGAATGTTCAGCACGAAACTCAGACGCCCAAAGGCTCCACGTGGGAGTCTGAGCTTGACATCGAAGAAGAGGACAAGAATGGGTCAGGTGGTACAGCTGAGGAGCGGCATCAGCGCACGAACGGAAATCATTGAGCATCTGGAACGGATGCTCGCCAAGGCAAGAGCCGGCACCCTCCGCGGTTGGATGGGCGTTGCCGATGTTGACGGCGGACGGCCCCAGGCCATCGTGTGTGGCACCTTCATCGAGAACCCCGAGAGGGCTGTCAAGACAGCAGCCAAGGGACTCGAAGCACTGAAGGACAAGACTGGCCTCGGGAAAAAAAACGAGCTGCTCGTGCACGACGTGCCGGCGCGGCTGCGCTGTTGAGAAGGAATGCATCCCACGATGAAACTCACAATCGCCGTGCTCGCTGTGACTCTCGCGGGCTGTGTCGCCCCACCAGCCCGAAGACCGGCGCCCCCTCTTCCTCAGGCGGCGCCTGTCCCCCTACACGATGACGCTCGAGCTGGTGTCGAAGCGGATCGGCAGGCGCAGGCTGCTGCGCGCGAAAAAGCCACCCGCGAGCGCGAGACAAAACAGAAATACGACCTCTATCGCGCGGCATACGACACGATGAGATCACCCGATGACGCGCGGTCCTTCGTCGATCGCTACTCCGGCACCTACGACCCCGACCAGCTTGTTGCTGGTGCCATGAAGAAGGGTTACCAGGCCGGCATCGCCGAGGCTAAGAGATGCATCGAGTACTCGAACCGCCAGATCGCCAATCAGAAAGAGGTCGGCAACACGGTCGGCTACGTCGACAAGAACGCGACGTATCTGGCGGGCGCGAATCTCGTGCGCTGCCGCCGACAACTCGACGAATACCAGGCAAAGGCCCCTCGCTAATCGGCTGATCTGCCCTCCTCCTTGTTGGAAGCCCGCCACTCGTGCGGGCTTTTTTTCGCGCAAATCTAACAGCGCACCAAACAAATAATCAGCCGCGCTGTTGACAAATAGAACAGCGGCGCTGATACTTGACTGCACACCCTGCAATCCCGCAGGAGCTTCCGGAGGGGAAGATGCCGCGCAAACCGAAGAGTCCAACCGAGGCCACGAAGCCCGCGTTCGTGGTCGCCGACGCCCAGCACACGGACTTCCTGGGCCTGACCAAGATCGAGGCGTTCGCCGCCGTTGTCGCCATGGGGATCTACGCCGGCCCGTACGGCCGCGTGATGCTCGAGTCGACCGACGACGCGATGCTCGAGAAGGTCGCGGAGGTGAGCTTCCTCCAAGGCGCGGCGCTCGCGGCCCACGGTGAACGCATCCTCCGATCGCAAGGAGCACGGTGATGGTCAACGTCAACGCTGCCACCTACCACGTCACCACGCCGGCCCAGCTCGAACTGGCTCGCCGCGAGCGTGCCCGCGCCGAAGCGGATTTCGTCCGCAACGTGCAGCAGACCGCGCGCCGGCTGCGCGAGATCACCCGAGCCATGGGTGCGAAGCTGCCAGTACTGTCCACATCGAGGGTCCGGCCATGAGCGCGGCGCTGACGCTCGCACCGGTCAGCTCGAAGGCTGCCGAGTTGCTGCACGCGCTGTACGCCGAGACGCTCGCCGCAGCAGAGGCCTCTCTGCAGGTGCCTCCCGCCGGCGCTATCGTCCTGCAGGCTGCTCCCACGATCGGAATGCGCGGCGAGCACTACGAGACGAACGGCTACCGGTCCTTGCGCGCCAACAGCGCCAACTGGGACTACAGGATCAGGCTCCAGACGCCGCTGATTGCCGACCCGAAATACGTCTGGCATCGCCCAGGCATCTGGTACGGAACGGAAGAGCGGTCGGACATGGACGGCCGTCGATGGGAATCGTCGCTGCCGAACCACTACACGACCGACGACTTCGGCGACCTGGTCGAGGTGCCGAGATGGTGAGCGTGATCTGCCTCCTCTTCCTCCTGTGCCTCTGCGTGATCTCGGCTGCGTGGCAGATCTCAAACGCGCTGAACCGCGTCACAGCTGCGATCCGCCAAACGAAGCCGCAGCCTCGGGCTGTCCGGGTGCTCCGAGTCAATCGGTCCACCCAGGAGCACGAATACCTCATGGACGACGGAAGCGTGCAGACCGTTCCGGCGGACAAGGTGGTTTGGTCGACTGCGACCCACGACGCATTCGGGCAGGCCACGCCATGAGCGCGCGCACCGACTTCGCAGAACTGCACCCGCAGCTGAGCGCCAGGGCGATGCGGATCACGCTGCCCGAGGCCTACCGGCCGGCCCGTCCGGTGCGCGCTGGCATCGAGACCTGCCGCTTTCTGACGATCGGCTGCGCACACCAGCCGAAGCCGTCCGACATGAGCCGCGACGCCGAGGACATCCAGAGCGCGCTGCTCGAGCCTCGCACGGCGCGCCCTCTCCCACTCATGAACCGCATCGCTGGCGCGATCTGGCGCTGGTGCTGAAGGAGATCGCCATGGACCCCCGCGAATTTCCGTCGTTCCCCTGCACAGATGCCGAGGACCTCGACTTCATCAGCGCCGCCGGCCTGCTCGGCGCGGCCGCTCTGCTCTTCCTGTTCTACGGCGACGACATCGCCCGCTTCCTCAACTCCCTCTTGATCGGTTTCTAAACGTGGACACAAACGAACCTCTCGCCGTCGTGCGCGCCAGCTCCTGGCCCAGCCTCTTCGACTGCTCGTTCAAGTGGTACTGGCAGAACATCGTCGGCCTGCGCAGCCCGTCCGGCGGCCCTGCAGCGCTCGGCACGGCCTGTCACGCCGGCACGGCCCACTTCGACCAGGCGGTTCTCGCCGGCCAGACGCCCAGCATCCTCGAGGCCGTGGACGTGTCCCGCGAGTCGCTCGCCAACCCAATGAGCGAGGTCGCCTGGGACGAGAAGCTGAGCCCGTCCGAAGCCGACAGCCTCGCGGTCAAGCTGACGACGCGCTACTGCTCGGAGATCGCGCCGACGCGCACCTACGCGGCCGTCGAGCTGCTGTGCACGGCGCTCGACATCACCACGCGACACGGCGTCGTGAGGGTCACCGGCACCACGGACCGCGTGCGCGTGCACGACGACGGCCGCAAGGGCATCTCCGACATCAAGACCGGCAGCCGCGCCACCGAGAAGAACGCAGACGGCACCCGGCGCGCCGTCACGAAGGGCCATCACATCCAGCTCGGCATCTACGCGCTGATGGCCGAGCAGGCCTCAGGCGAGCGCATGGACGCACCCGCCGAGATCGTCGGCCTGCAGACCACCAAGGAAGCGCCCTGCGCTGTCGGTGAGGTCGCAGACGTGAAGACGCCCCTGCTCGGCACAGACGAGATGCCTGGCCTCATCGAGATCGCCGCAGGCATGTTGAAGACGGGCTCGTTCCCGCCCAACCCCAAGTCGACGCTCTGCTCGCCCCGCTATTGCCCAGCCTACGGCCGGTGCAGATATCACGACTAAGCCGACCATGAAACAGAGAGGCGGCATCCGCAGCGAGGACCATAAGGTCCGCATCGGCGACACGAACCACCAGCGGTTCGTGAATTCCTTCGACCATGAACTGTTGCAGCGCATGCGCGCGCTGCGCGCCGCTGGCCGACTCCTTTCGGAGATCGCCGCGGAGACCGAGAAATCGGTGATGACGGTTTCCCGTTGGCTCCGTCACGGTACGAGCGTGCGCCAGAACGTTCCCACCGAAGGGCCACGTGCGCCGGCCGGTGATCCCTACGAATCCAGCCAGGGCTACGTGCTGTTGACGATCGACGGGCGCACCGTCTACGAGCACCAGCACATCGCAGAGAAAGCCCTTGGCCGCCGCGGCGCAACGAAGTGGTGCACCACATCAACTGCGTGAAGACCGACAACAGGCCCGGGAACCTGCTGATCTGCACTCGCGGCTACCACACCCAGCTTCACGCACGGATGCGCAAGCACCCGTACTGGAGCCAGTTCTAACCCAACCAGAAAGGCAACCATGTCCTCCACCGCCGCGGCATCGCCGCCCGTCAACACCGCCAGCATTCAGCAGCTGCGCCAGCACCAGGTCGCGACGGTGCAAGAGCCGGCCGATCAGACCGTCGATCTCTTCTCCGCTCGCGGCTTCGCGCTGGCGCAGCGCATCGCTCAGGCCTTCTCGACTTCCAACGCCGTGCCGGCTGCCTTCCGGCAGTGGAACGAGAAGAGACTCCCAGGCGGCGGGGTCGAATGGGTCGAGAACAACTCCGCGATGGGCAACTGCTTGGTTGCCATCGAAACCGCCCGTGCAGTGGGCGTGAGCATCACGGCGGTGATGCAGAACGCCAACGTGATCGAGGGTCGGCTCACCTGGTCTGGCCAATACAAGATCGCCGCGATCAACGCCAGTCACCGCTATACGCCGCTGCGCTTCGACATCAAGAACAAGGGCGTCATCAAGGCCACCTATCGCGAGAAGCAGGGCTGGAACAAGGAAAAGCGCGGCTACGACTTCAAGGAGGTCTCTGTCGAAGTGGAGAACCTTGAGTGCGTGGCCTGGGCCTTGCCCGGCAACGTCGCCTTCCCTCCGCAGATCCGCACCCTCGACCAAGCTAAGGCTGCGAACCTACCCGTCATCGAGGGCGCTCCGGTGAGCATGAAGCTCGCCGTCGAGGAAGGCTGGTATGGCAAGTCAGGTTCGAAGTGGCAGACGGAGCTCAAGCACCTGATGCTGCAGTACCGGGCCGGAAGCTTCTTCGGAAACATTCACGCGCCCGACATCGTGATGGGCATGGGCCGCACTACGGAAGAAGTGCAGGACGCCATCGTGCTGGATGTCGATCACGAAGGACGCGTCACCAGCGTCTCGACCGAAGAGCTGCGCGCCGGCCCCTCGGAGCCTGCCGAGGTTGTGCAGAAGAACAGCACTGAAAGCCACGACGAAACGCCGCCGGCCGACCAGCAGCAGGACCAAGCCGCTAAGGGCGAGTCGAAGGCCGAGCCGACGGCCGAAGCAGCGTTCGACGTTGACGGCTTCGCCGAGAAGCTCGCGGCCTGCAAGAGCAGCGACGAACTCGAAGCGCTGTTCGACACGCTGCGCACCACCTCGGCCAACGACGACCAGCGCGCGGTGCTGACGGATGTCTTCAACCGCCGCCAGGAGGAGATCGCTGCCACGGCCGCGGCCACCACCGCAGCCTCGCCGGCACCGGCCAGCCGCCGCGCCCGCACCTCTTCCCCTTCGATGGAGTGACGCCATGAAGCTGACCCACATCGAAGCCGAGAACTTCCTCGGCATCCGCCGTGCAGACGTGTCGCTGCACAAGCCCATCACCCTCTTCGCTGGTGGCAACTTCGCGGGCAAGAGCAGCCTGCAGGAGGCCGTCCGCATGGCCCTCACCGGCGAGGCCGTGCGCGTCGACCTGAAGAAGGAATACGGCGCGCTGGTGACCGAGGGTGCTCGCAACGGCTTCGCCCAGGTCTCGATCGATGCCGGCGGCACCGTCGAGACAGCCAGCATCGTGCTGCCCAGCGGCAAGGCCTCGCAGTCGGCGGGATTCGCCTCGTTCCCTGCGCTGCCCTACGTGCTCAACGCTCAGCGCTTCGCCACGCTGGACGAGAAGGCGCGCCGGTCGTTCTTATTCGGCCTGATGGGAATCCGAATCACGCCGGAGACCGTGTCGGCTCGCATGCTGCAAGACGGCATGGACAAGGCGAAGGTCGACCGTGTCGCGCCGATGCTGCGCGCCGGCTTCGATGCCGCATGCACCGAAGCGAAGACCAAGGCCACCGAGGCGAAGGGCGCGTGGCGCGCTCTGACTGGCGAGACCTACGGCTCTGTCAAGGCCGCCAGCTGGAAAGCCGACAAGGGAGCCGTCAAGGCGGATGCGCACACGGGCGCGCAGCAGCGGGTCGCCAGCATCGACCAGCAGATCGCCGATGCGAATCAGAACATCGGCGCGCTGCAGGTGGGCCTGAAGGCGCATGCCGCCCGCGTCGCGCGGATCAGCACGCTCACCACGGCGGCCGAACAGGTCGAGCGCGTCCAGACCAAGCTGGCAACCGACGAAGCCAGCCTGCAGGAATGGGAGCAGAAGGTTGCGGAAACCGAGGCAAAGGCCTCTGGCGCGGCACCGACGCAGCCGCTGGTGTGCCCGCACTGCCAGGGCCATGTGGAACTCGCTGGCGCAGGCGAGTTGCGCGCCTACGTGGCGCCGGACGCGGTGCGCGACGCCGAAGCCGAGGCGGCCCTGCCGGCGTATGTGCGCTCGCGGGATCTGCTGCGGCGCGCCGTGGAGAACGATCGCCGCGACCTCGACGCCGCGCGCGCAGCTGCCGCCGAGCTCAAGTCTCTGACGGACGGCGACCAGCCCGCGGCGCCGAAGCAATCCGACCTCGACGAGGCCACGCAGGGGCTCGCAGCACTGAAGACGAAGCGCGTCACTGCGGCGGCTGAACTCGAGAAGTTCGACGCGATCGTCCGCGCCGCGAAGGAGGCCGATCAGAAGACGGCCAGTGCGGCCGCTCATCACGCGGATGTCGTCGCGTGGGACGCGATCGCGGCGGCCCTCGCTCCCGACGGCATCCCCGGAAAGATGCTGGCTGAGGCGCTGTCGCCGATCAATGAGCGGCTGCTGCAGAGCTCGGCCGACTCCGAATGGCTGCACGTCGGCATCGACGCTGACATGTCCATCAACTGCCTCGTGCCCGGCGCGCTGCGTCCCTACGCCCTTCTCAGCGAATCCGAGCGCTGGCGCGTCGACGCCATGGTGGCCGAGGCGATCAGTCACCAGTCCGGCCTGAAGCTGCTGGTGCTCGACCGCTTCGACGTGCTCGACCTGCAGGGTCGCAGCGACCTCCTCGCATGGCTCGATGTGCTCGCCCAGAACGGCGAGATCGAGACCGCCCTCCTCTTCGGCACGCTCAAGTCGCTGCCGAGCGGCCTGCCTCAGACGGTGGCCGCCGAATGGATCCACAACGGCCAAGTCGGCCAACTCAAGGAAGCAGCATGAATCTCGCCCTTTTCTACGACACGGAAACGACCGGCCTCCCGCTCTTCAAGGAGCCGAGCGAAGACCCGCGCCAGCCTCACATCGTGCAACTCGCCGCGATCCTGATGGACCTGAACACGCGCACCGAATTGGCCAGCATGGACGTGATGGTCAAGCCCGAAGGGTGGACGATCCCCAGCGACGTGGCCGCCATTCATGGCATCACGACGGAGCTTGCTCTCGAAGTGGGCGTGCCGGAGAGCCTGGCGATCGAGATGCTGGAGATGATGTGGCGCCAAGCCGATCGCCGCATCGGTCACAACGAGCAGTTCGACGCCCGCATCGTGCGCATCGGCATGGTGCGCCACTTCGAGGCATCTCTCGCCGACGAGTGGAAGGCCGGCAGCGCGGAGTGCACGCAGTTGATCAGCACGCCGATCCTGAAGCTGCCGCCGACTCCGAAAATGCGCGCCGCTGGCCGCTTCCACCACAAGAGCGCGAACCTCGGTGAGGCGTACGAGTTCTTCACCGGCACGAAGCTGGAGAACGCTCACAGCGCCCTTGCTGACGTGCGCGGCTGCATCGAGGTCTATTTCGGCGCCCAGAAGCACCGACAGCCCGTCGCAGCCTGAACCCTTTTCGGGCGAGCCCGGCCGGGCTTCTTCTCCTCCCTACCTCCCTCCACTTCCCGGCCGGCCCTGCATCCGCAGGCGCCCTCATTTCTTCCACCTCAACGAAATGCCCATGGCTGAAACCCTGATCACCCGCGACATCTACCTGCGCCACACCGCGGCCGACGGCAAGAGCTATGTCGCCGAGCACCGCGTCTGGGACGCCGATCGGTTCGTCGCTGCCCACAAGAAGGCAGCGGAGACCGTCAACGCCAATCAGAAGGACGGCGAACCGCGCAAGGCCGCCGTCGAGCAGATCACCGAGGAACAGTACCGCGCCACCAAGGGCGCGACCTGACGCAATTCGCCAGGAGCAGGCGCGCGGGAAGTTATTCACCCTTCGCGCCCGGCGTCGTAGTAGTCGCCCCTGGCTCCCCATCACCACACCGGAGCCTTCATGCCCTTTCAACTGGAAAAAGTCACCCAGGTCACAGTGACCAACGCGAACCCGCGTCGCGAACTGCACGGCGAAGACCGCGTGCGCGCGATCGACATCTCGTTCTCCATCACCGGCGAGAACACGCTCCTCGATCTGATCGAGCCCGGCCTGCGCGAGCACCACTACTTCAACCGGGCGATGACTTTGGGCCAGGAGCCGCTGCCGGGCGTCATCGTGCCACTGCCGAACCTGCGGTACCCGAAGCTGCCGCAGTCATATTCGTACGGCAAGGGCGAGAAGTTCCGGGGCTACCGATTCATCTGGGACTGGGGCACCGACGAGGATCACATCGACTTCACCGACGTGGTGCTCGCGAACCTGCACTACGACATCAACGAGGGCGGCACGGTCTCCGTGATGGGGACGATCCAATACAACGGCGACGAGCTGCAGGACAACGACGTCTATGGCGAACTGTCCGGCCTGGCGTCAGAGGGCGAGATCTACATCACGCTGCTCGCCCCCGGCGAGCTGCTGCCCGCGAAGAAAGGCTACCGCGCCGGCAAGCCGGACACACCGCAGCAGCAGGCGCCGACCGATGGCGAAAGCAAGAGCGCGGGCGACATCTTCGCGGACCAGCACGGACCCCAGGGCGATGGCGAGGGTCAGGGTGACGGCCAAGGCACCGACGACGACACCCCGGGCGGCGAGGGCTGACCGATGGATCACACCGTCCTTTCCATCGAGAAGATCGTGGCTGCCTACGAGCGTTCCCAAGCACTGCACCGCAACCACGATGCGGCTTGCGCGGCTGCTGCGCAGTCTCTTGGCATCCCGGCGGAGTCCGTTCGCGACGCCATTGCCATGGTGCAGGGAGCCTCGGCATGAGCGCGCGCGAGATCCGCCACTTCCACTTCTTCGTCGGGCTAGGCGGCGGCGCCAAGGGCTTCAACCGCGCGAACCCTCGCGTGGGCACGATGCAGGGGCGCTTCCGCTGCATCGGCGGCATCGACGTCGACCCGGCCGCCATTCGCGACTTCGAACGCCTGGCCGGCGCGCGCGGCACCGTGCTCGATCTGTTCGATCGCAATCAATACACCGCCTTCCACGGCGCCGAGCCACCAGCGGACTGGCGCGAGGCCACTGTCACTGACGTGCAGCGCGCAGCCGGCGGCGAACGCCCCCACGTGGTGTTCCTGTCGGCGCCGTGGAAGGCGGTGTA